CATTGGCTTACTAAAGAGGCAGAGCATCGAGGCCAGCCGCAAACGGTAATTAGCGTTAGTCACAAGTTGGATTTAACGGCCGCGCAATTTAGTTATTTGGCGCCAATCCTCGAGGCCAAATTTGGGGCCGAGGTTTCGTGGTCATACGGCCGCCAAAAGTTAACAATGCCTAATGGCAGCGTGTGGCATATTCGAGCAGCTACCCCAGCAGCGGGTCACGGTTACAGCGCCGACCTAATCACCGCCGACGAGGTATGGCAAATATCCGAGGCCGCCATAGACGACGGTTTACTACCGTCCCAACGTGCACGTAAAAACCCGTTGTGTTTACTTGTGAGCACGGCCGGTACGCAAGAAAGTACCGCGCTATTGCGTTGGCGTGACCAAGGCTTACGGGCGATAGATAGCGGCAAACAAACCACGTTGTACTTTGCCGAATTTAGCCCAAGCCCACAATTAGACCCAATGACGCCCGAGGCATGGGAGTACGCCAACCCCGCACTTGCTGGCGGCCTCATTGACCTAGACGTAATCGAGGGCGAAGCGTTAGGCCCTAACCGCTCGGCGTTTTTACGCGCGTCTGTAAACCTTTGGCAAGCGGTAACAACAGGCTGGCTAGAAATTGGCGTATTTGACGCTTGCAAAACCGATACCCCGCCACCCCCCGGCGGAGTGTTGGCTATTGAAAGCTCAACAGACGAGGCCCGCTATACCGCCGTGCGCGCCGTACAAGCTGGCAACAAAACACACGTAACCGTGGCGTTTACCGCCAACAGCGTTGCCGAAATGTGGCGGCTAGTTGACACAGAAATAGAAAACAACCCCGGGCTACGGCTCGCAATAATCCCCGCGCTAGAGGTAAGTTGCCCGCCCGCGCTCGAGCGTCGCCGCACCATAGTTGGCTACCGTGAGCTACTGAAATGGACGGCCGCTGTGCGCTCAATGATTGTAGAAAACCGTTTACAACACAACGGCGAGCTACTACTTACACAACATTGCGCTCGAGCCGTTTTAATTAAACACAACGGGAGTGTTGCTTTATCCACGTCGCGTAGCCCGGGCCCTATTGAGGCGGCACGGTGCATGGTATGGGCAGCGGCCATGGCAAGCCGCCCGCAAATACTTGGTAAACCTATGGTTATGGTGTCTAACCGCTAAAGTTTGTTTGGCGCTCGCTGGCCTTGCTTTCCGTCGGGGATTGCTCGCCGCCAGCGAGTGCCACCATTAGCCGCCTAAATATGGCACACTAAACGCATGGCTATTTTTACGCGCAAACCTGAACCAGCAACCGTTGTTAAAGCCGCTGCCGGTAGCAACGCTGGCGCCTCACAAATTGGCAATTTCTTTGCGTACACCGACGGCGTAAACCGTAGCCGTTTTATGCAAGTCCCAACCATTAGCCGTAGCCGCGACTTAATGGCCAGCCTTGTCGGTTGTTTGCCGCTTGTCATGGTTAAAGAAATGTGGAACGGCGACGAAATGGAAAAGGTACCAGAGGCGCCTCGCTCATGGCTACGACGCATTGACAAAGGCGTAACAAACAACTTTATTTTAAGTTGGACATTTGACGACTTGTTTTTTTATGGCCGCGCATTTTGGTATATAACCGAGCGCACCGCCGACGGATACCCGGCAGCGTTTACACGTCTACCCGCCGCAATGATTACAACACAAGACCAAGCGCAAGGCACGGGCGTATGGTTTGGCCCGTCTAAACAAATTTTGTTTCAAGGCTTACCTATTCGTTACGAGGATTGCGTACAGTTTTTGAGCCCAATCCAAGGTTTAATTTATACTGGGGCAACGTCAGTAGACACCGCGCTAAAGCTCGAGCAAGCCCGCAACAGAAACGCGGCGTCGCTGCAACCAGCGGTTACTTTGAGGCAGACTGGCGGCGAGCCCATGAGCCCACAAGAGTTAAGCGACTTGGCCGCGGCCTATGACAGCGCTCGCTACGCGTCGGCCACGTGCGCGGTAAACGAATTTGTAGAGGTAATACCTAACAACGCAACACCCGACAAAATGTTGCTCATTGACGCGGCAGAATACCAAGCAAAAGAAATTGCCCGTATCGCCAATGTCCCCGCGTACCTTGTCTCGGTCAGTATTGGAAATTACTCTTATGTCAGTAGCTCGGAAGCGTCGCGCGACTTGTACACGTTTGGCGTAAAACCGTACATAGATTGCATACAAGAAACACTAAGCGCGGATAACGTACTTCCACGTGGCACGGGTGTTATGTTTGACATTGAAAGCTATTTAGAAAACCAATACCAAGACAGCGCCGAAAACATGCCGGACATGGCAAACGAGGTAAACAATGCTTAGGTTAATCCCACAAGAATTAAATTTAGACGCCGCTAAAGGTGACGCGCTGCCACGTAGAACCTTGGCTGGTGTCGCCCTACAATACGGCGTTGAGGCCGTCGTATCGGACGGGCAAAAAGTTAGGTTTGAGCCGGGCGCACTTCCGCTTGAGGGCAAAAAACCTAAAATGTATCTAAACCATGACAGCACTAGCCCAATCGGCTTGGTGACGGCTCGAGAGTTGGTAGGCGATACCGTCATGTTTGAAGCCAAGATAAGCGAAACAACGTTAGGCAACGAGGCGCTTGAGCTTGCAAAAGACGGCGTTTTGGACAGCGTAAGCGTAGGCATTTTGCCTGTCGAGTTTAGTTTTGACGAGGCTGGCACCATGGTTGTAACCAAGGCCGATTGGCAAGAGCTTAGCCTTTTGCCCTACGGAGCTTTTGAGGCCGCAAAGGTGCAGCGCGTAGCTGCGAGTATCCACCAAGAGCCCGACGAAATAGAGTTAAATAATACACAAGACGAAAACGAGGAGTTAACCGAAATGGAAAAGACCGTAGAAACACCAGCCGTTATTGAGGCCGCAACCGTGCAAACCATTTTTGCACAGCCGCGCAAATTGCGTTTGCCAAGCACTTCCGAATATATCGCTAGCTACGTACGTGGCGGCGCCGACTTTGCACAAATGAATGCGAACATTAAGCAAGCAGTTGTTGAAGCTGCACCCGGCGTTGCACCGTATATTAACACCGAGTCAACACCCGGTATCCTGCCCGAAATTATTACCGGCAGCGTGTACGACGGACTAAACCCAATTCGCCCGTTTGTTACCGCAATTGGTACCCGAGCAATGCCAACACAAGGCGCAACTTTCCGCCGCCCAAAAATTACTACTCGACCAGTAGTTACACAACAGACCGCACAATTTGACCAGCTCAACGCCTCAACCGTCGTTGTTCAAAACAATGACATTTCTAAGTTAAGTTTTGGAACTTTTGTTACCGTCTCCGAACAAGATTTGGATTTTTCCGACCCCGCTTCAATTGACATTATCCTTAACCAACTTGCAATTGCTTACGGTCAAGCAACCGACAACTACGCCGTAGATACTTGCCATGCAGCAATTACACAAACCTCGGCAATTGCCGATACCGCTGTAGGTGCAGATTGGGTAGCAGCAATTTACGACGGCGCCCGTCAAATTTCAGCGTCGTCTAACTACTTGCCAACGCACTTGTTTGTAACACCAGCCAGCTGGGCGGCTCTATCGAGCAGCACAGACGACCAAAACAGGCCAGTATTTCCGTACACAGGCGCACCAAACCTTATGGGCCAAAACGCTGCCGGCAACGCTGCCGCAACAACATGGAACGGCAACCCGCTTGGGTTGGTGCTTGTTGTTGACAAAAACGCACCGGGCTCATTCATGGGACACGCTGCCGGCCCCGCCGCTGGCTTTGAATTTTACGAACAGCAAAAGGGCGCAATTAGCGTTGAGGTACCAGCTACCTTGGGCCGCACGATTGCTTTCCGTGGTTACGCTGCCGGCTTTATGGCAGACGCCACCAAGTTCGTTAAGTTCGTCTAATAGCCGAAAGGTAGGCCATTATGGCCGCTTACTCGGTCACACAAAAATACTTAACCGACAATTACGCGGTTTTAGTATTACAAACAAACGCCGACCCGCTCGAGGTTGAGCAATCAGTAGTTATTAGCGGCGTTGACGCGACGTTTAACGGCACGTACACCGTCGTTGACTTGCCGCAATACTATTTTACAGGCGTAGACGAGCAAGGCTTTTTTACTTACGACTACCAGCTACCAAT